TAAGTTCAAATGAAATAACGAGTCCTTTAGCTGCTAATATGCATATCCATAATAATGAAACATTAAAGATCGGCGGATATAATACAACAGATCAAAATTTACATGGGTCCTTGGATGAAATACGTATATATAATAAATCCTTGACGTCGGCAGAGATTACAACATTAGCAGATCGATCTGAGCGGGGTGGATTTTTACAAACAAATCGGGTAGGTAATATATTTTATGATACTGGAATTATTGTCGTATCAAGTCCAGACTATAGATATAATAATATTGGAGTCTTTGGCTATACTGGAAGTTATCAAAGTACTAAAAATATATATGAATTTAGTTCATTATGTAAAATTAAGAAGGGTGATTTTAATTTAACTACAAATCCATCTGCACTACAAGATGATAATGAAACATATTTAAATTATATGACCGGTAGTTCAGCACAGCCTTATTTTACTACCATTGGATTATATAATGATGATGCACAATTAATGGCCACAGCTAAATTAGCGACACCATTACAAAAACGAACAGATATTGATATGAGTGTTTTAGTTAGAGTTGATTTAGATAAACCAAGGCCGACAAGGCTGTTAACATTCGAAGAGTATTTTGCTGGGAAAGGCCTTTTAGTGGATGCTATTTGGCACGAGGGCGGCGATATTTATAGGGAACTGCCGGCATGATAAAATTAAATAACATATTACAAGAAATATCAAATAAACAAGCAGAACTGCTATTAAATAAAATTAAAAACAAAGAATTTAAATTTTATGCTCGTGGAGATAATGGAAAAGTTTATAGTATTAATGGAGAAGATCTATTAATGAAAATAACGACTGAACCAGATGAAATTGCGGTCGCTGACAAGATTGTAGGACAATATAGTATATTTAATGCATTTATACCAGTAATATATTCAGACAACGACCGCAATATGTATATAATGAAAAAAGCAAATACCTTGCCTGGGAATATACGAAATAAATTAATACAATTTTATGAAAATTATAAAGACTTTGCTAGAAAACAACGGGGGTTAGAAATAAGCATATTTGATTATTTAGATTCAATAGGGACCGGAAATATCGATCCGAAAATATCTAATTTTATACAAGCACTAAGACAACAAGTAAAAAAGACAAGAATAGGAGATCTAGAACTATCGTTAGATTTTCGGCCTGATAACATAATGATCTGGCAAGGCAATTTAGTAATGATAGATTGGTAAATAAGAAAGAATAAGTTATGAAAAAAAATCATTGGCATACCGGTGGCAGTAAAAAGCGACAAATGGCATATAAATATGGTTATAAATCTGGATTAGAATTAAAAGTAGCACAACAGATTAAAGAAGCAAAATATCCAGTAAATTATGAAACTGAAAAAATAGAATATATAGTACCACAAAAAAATTCAAAATATACACCGGACTTTGTATTTCAAAAGATTAATGGAGGTACTATGTACATAGAAACAAAAGGTAGATGGACAAGTATAGATCGACAAAAAATGAAAAATATACTAACATCAAATCCTGGATTAGATCTTAGATTGGTATTTCAAAACCCAAATCAAAAAATATCAAAAGGTAGTAAAACTACTTATGAAATGTATGCTAAAAAATTAGGTATAACGCACATTGCAAAAAAAGATATCCCAGAAGCTTGGCTGTCAGAATGTTTACGGCACGGAGAGGTCGCAAATAATCCAAAACAATTTTTATCATTTTAGGTTGGATTTGTGAAAAATTTTCATTATTTTATATTAGCATTTAATATAAATGATTATCATTTTAATGTTATGAAATGATGATCGTTAGATCGTTTAATTAATGCAATTAATGAATGTGTCTAACCATAATATAAGCCATATTCTTTGATTTCTTCAGTATTTTTATTATAATATTAATATGAAGAATATTAAATTACTTCAATTATTAGAATCTGTTCTAGGAAAAGGTAAACCAACATCTGGAGATAATATTGCATTTTTTTCTCCATTTACTTCCCATTATAAACCCAAATTAGAAATAAATTTAAATACTACGTCCGATGGACAAAATCCATGGCATTGTTGGATATCTGATCAAAAGGGTAGGTCTATTTTTTCATTATTTAAACAGTTAAAATTACCAAAAGAGAAATTTGAGCAATTATCTAGAATAGTATCATCTGCTAAATATCGTAATACCAAAACAGAAGTAAATGAAGAAATATTACAAATACCAGAAGAGTACAAACCATTATGGATTGATAAAAAATCTCCAGATTTTAAAAATGCAATGCATTATTTAAAAAAAAGAGGCCTTTCTATATTTGATGTAATTCGGTACCGAATTGGCTATGCAGAGTCTGGAAAATATTCAGGAAAAATAATAATACCAAGTTATAATAAACAAGGCCAATTAAATTATTTTGTATCTAGAGCATTTTATTCAAATGATTCATATAAACATAAAAATCCATTAGTTTCAAAAGATATTATTGGATTTGAACTGTTAATTAATTGGGCAGAACCAATAGTATTATGTGAAGGAGTTTTTGATGCAATGGCAATAAAAAGAAATGCAATACCATTATTTGGAAAAATTATACAACCTAATTTACAAAAAAAAATTATTGAAGAACGAGTTAAAGATATATACTTATGTTTGGATGCAGATGCTTTAAAAAATGCTTTAAAAATAGCAGAAAAATTCATGGCAGAAGGATTAAATGTATATTTTGTAGAATTAAAAGAAAAAGATCCTAGTGAGTTAGGATTTGAAAAAATAAGTAAAATGATTGCCGAGACTCTTACCTTTTCGTTTGAGCGACTAATGCAATTACGAATGAATTTATTATGGAAATAACAAAATTAAAATCTAATGTACAATATATTGATAAAATATTTCATATATCAGATATACACATTAGAAACTTGAAACGACATAAAGAATATAAAGATGTATTTGAAAATATGTTTTTATATTTAGCACAACACGGAACAGATTCTAGTATTTGTGTAGTGACCGGAGACATCGTACACTCTAAATTAGAAATGTCCCCAGAACTAATTGGTATGTTAACTAAATTTTTTAATGGATTTACTATGCCTACCATTGTTATGTTAGGCAATCATGATATGAATTTAAATAATTTATATCGATTAGATGCTTTATCTCCAATATTAGATGTAATTAATAATCCTAATATTCATTTTATAAAAGAAAATGGACTATTTCAATTAGGAGGAATTGTATTTAATCATATGGCAATAGATTCACCCCCAGAACAATATATAAAGGCTAATGATTATGAGGCTGCATATAAAATTGCGTTACATCATGGGGCAGTACATAACGCAAAAACAGATATTGGATTTAAAATTTCGAATGATCAAGTAACAACAGATCTTTTTGAAGGACACGACCTTGCATTATTAGGAGATATTCACAAACCAGCACAATTTTTAAACGATAAAAAAACAATAGGATATCCAGGAAGTTTAATTCAACAAAATCATGGAGAAGTATTAGATCATGGAATACTTGTTTGGGATTTACCAGACCGTACAGCAGAATTTGTGAAAATACACAATGACTATGGATATATTACGTTTGAAGTAGAGAATTCAAATATAATAAAATCGCCTGCCAGGATCCCTAGTATGCCCAGGATCCGTATAAAATTTAATAATACTGATGCGGCAGATATTAAAAAATTAATTGCAATTATACGAAAAAAATATAAAGTCCAGGATATATCAATTCAACGAACCGTAAATGATAATAATGGTACTAATGGTTCGATTAGTATAGGAAATGTAAGAGATGTAGAATACCAAAATAAATTAATTACTAATTTTGTAGAAAACACATACCCAGACGCATCAGACGAAGAAGCAGATGCTGTGAGGCATATTAATCGAACCATTAATTCAAAACTGCCAGTACTGGAATCTGTGCGAAATGTTACTTGGCATCCAGTATCATTTGAATTTGAAAATATGTTTTCATATGGTTCTAATAATATAAT